GTGGTTGAAGCTGCAAGGCAGGCATATACAACTGCCATGGCTAATTTGGATTCCTCTTATGAGAACATCTATCAGCAGGAATTTGACAAGATTCTGTCTGAATATAAAAAGGTTTCACCTAAGAAGAAGTCATCATCGACAACGTCGAAGTCGCATCCGTTATCATATTACATAAGGAAATAGGGAGGTATAATCAAAATGAAATACGATTTTGGCGGCTGGGCAACTCGAAACGATTTGGAGTGTGCCGATGGACGAGTCATAAAACGTGACGCGTTCAAAGCTCAGAATGGACAGACGGTTCCATTAGTATGGATGCATAACCATGCAGACCCTGCAAATGTGTTGGGATTAGCCCATCTCGAAAACAGAGATGAGGGTGTTTATGCGTATTGCGAATTTAATGACACAAAGTCCGGTGAGACGGCACGTAAACTTGTCATACATGGTGATGTGCGGTCTTTATCTATTTTCGCTAATCAGTTAAAGCAGGCTGGTTCAGATGTGCTCCACGGAATTATCAGGGAAGTTAGTCTCGTATTAGCTGGAGGTAATCCTGGAGCATTCATTGATGACGTTGTTGTACATGGCGACGGCGAGTCAGGAATCATTCTCGGATATGATGAGATGATTACCGCATTTCTTGAGCACGCTGATAATTCTGATGAAGAAAAGGTGGATGATATAGAAAATCAGAAGGGCAACGGGAAAACCATCGGAGAGATGTTTGATAGTCTGACAGAAGAGCAGAAAACAGCGGTGTATGCAATCATCGGTTCAATAGCAGGTGATTCAGAAAAAGAATCTAAAGGAGGAGATGACGATATGAAACATAACGTATTTGATAATGAGCAGCAGGAGAGCAAGGGATATCTTTCACATGCTGCACAGGAGGAGATTCTCAAGATGGCGAAGTCCAGTCAGATTGGAACTTTCCAGAATGCATTCGAGATTTATGCTGATAACAACTCTCTTCAGCATGATGCTTTAGCCAGCGGATTTACTCAGTCGGGAACCGGCAATGTAACGTCACTGTTTCCAGAATATGCGGAGGTCAGACCAGGGGCTCCGGAATTAATCACAAGTGACCAGGGGTGGATTAGCACGGTGATGAACAAGGTTCATAAGAGCCCTATTTCCAGAATAAGGACAAGCCAGGTTGATATCCGCAACATCGACACACTCAGAGCGAGAGGATATTCAAAGGGTAAGCAGAAGCAGCAGGCTGGTAATTTCAAACTCATAAGAAGAACGACAGATCCACAGACAGTCTATATAAAGGATGCTTTACATAAGGATGACATTGTCGATATTACGGATTTTGATTATGTAGGTTACCTGTACAAGATTGACCGCATGATGCTCAATGAGGAGCTTGCAACGGCAATTATGCTTGGCGATGGTCGTGATGACGGCGACGAGGGAAAGATTTCACCGGATCATATCAGACCAATTTGGACGGATGATGACCTTTATACAATCCATACGGATATCGATGTTGCCAAGGCTAAGAAAGAAATTCAGGGAAGTAATACCGGCGTTAATTTCGGCGAGAACTTCATCATTGCAGAGGCAATGGTCAACACAATTCTTTATGCAAGAGAGGACTACAAGGGAACAGGTACTCCGGACCTCTATATCGCTCCGCATAGACTTAATCAGATGCTTCTTGCAAGGGATAACAATGGAAGGCGTATTTACAATTCCGTAGCTGAGCTTGCAACGGCGCTCAATGTCGGAAGTATCAATACTGCTGAACAGTTTGAGAATAAGATAAGAACGACATCTGACAGCAAAAAGAAGAAGCTGGTTGCCATTGTAGCAAACCTTGCTGATTATTCGCTTGGTGCAACAAAGGGCGGCGAGATAACCCACTTTACCCAGTTCGATATTGACTTCAATCAGGAAAAGTCGTTACTTGAAACAAGATGCTCCGGTGCGCTTACTCGTGTGTACTCAGCGATTGCTATCGAGGAGGACGTGACAGAGTCTGTAACTGAGTCAGAAGCCGCTCATTCTGCAATAGCAGCTTAACAGAGGGGGAAAATCAAAATGAATAAGTTTTATGGATCAATAGGCTATGCCACAAAAAGTGAACTTGGACCAGGTGTATGGGGTGAGGTAATTACAACCCGTGAATATTATGGCGACATTATCAAGAATGTAAGTCAGTACAGAAATTCCGGAAGTTTGAATGACAACCTCAATATTGCGAACAAATTCAGTATCGTAGCAGACCCATATGCTTATGAAAACTTTCACTCAATGAAATTTATCGAATACATGGGTGTTAAGTGGAAAATTACGGAGGTCGAGGAACAGTTCCCGAGACTTATCCTTACGGTAGGGGAAATTTACAATGAATAGGCGCTACAAGCTACATAATGAACTATGCGACATTTTATCGTGTCCATATTCGGGTTCGGAGTGCAGGGCTTATTTTCAGCCCCCTTCTTCCGTAAAAATGCAGTATCCGGCAATAGTGTATTCGTTAAACGACATTGATACTGAATATGCTAATAACAGGATATATGCGACTTCAAAAGCTTATACGATGACAATCATCGATAAAGACCCTGATAGTGAATTAGTGGATAAGCTCTTGAGGTCATCAATCATATCAAAATATGACAGAAATTTTACAAGTGATAATTTGAACCATTTTGTGTTCAAAATTTTCTATTAAGGATTGGAGGATAATATATGAAACTTGCATGGGACGAAGATTCAAAGCGTCTGTACGAGACAGGCGTAAGCAAAGCAGTTTTATACCCTATGGCTAAGGGCGGTACATATCCTAAGGGATACGCATGGAATGGTGTAAGCAGTGTTAAGGATACGCCATCAGGGGCAGAGGCAAAGGCGGTATACGCCAACAATTCTAAGTATTTGTCACTTCTCTCTAATGAGGAACTTGGAGGTACGGTAGAGGCTTATACATACCCTGATGAATTTAAGGAATGTGATGGCTCAAAGGAAGTATGTCCGGGAGTATTTATGAACCAGCAGGATCGTAAGAAGTTTGGCTTATCATATCAGACTATTCTTGGTAACGATGACGAGATGAATGATCATGGCTATAAGATTCATCTTATATACGGATGTCTTGCGTCACCATCAGCCAGGGAGCACAACTCAATCAATGAGAATACAGAGGCGATGAGTATGTCATGGGAGTTTGACACAACACCCGTCAAGACAAACATTGTTGTCGATGGAAAGGCAATCAAGCCTATATCCAGCATCGAGATTGACTCAACAAAGGTTGAGGCGTCAAAGCTTGCTAAGCTTGAAGAAATTCTTTACGGTAAGGATCCAACTACAACCGGCGGGTCAGACGGTGTAGAAGCCAGATTACCTTTACCGGATGAGGTACATAAGATACTCAGTGCAGAAGGATAACTGCTCTGAGGTAATATTTGCAGGAGGTTGTAATCAGTAAGGCTGGCGACCTCTTTTTTTTATTCGAAAGGAGATTGAACACATGTTAATAAAAACAATTACTTACACAGATTATAACGGTACAGAGCGTACCGAAAAGCATTATTTCAACTTAAATGAGTCTGAGATTTTTGAGATGGAAATGGGTACAGCTAATGGCTTGGTGGAGCAGCTCCAGGATATTATAGCGGCTAAGGACGGGAAGAAGATAATGGAGATATTCAAGAATATTATTCTTACAGCTTATGGCGAGAAGACTCCTGATGGTCGCAGGCTTAAGAAGTCTGAGGAGATTTCAAAGGCGTTCTCTGAGACGGAGGCATATAACAAGTTATTCATCGAGCTTGTAACGGATGCCAATGCTGCCTCGGCATTCATAAATGCCATTATACCGCAGCGTGCAGAGGAACAGAGATTCCATGCAGTTCCGGCTCCAGATGCTCAGTAGTAGCAAGCAGATTATGTAGTATGAAAACGATAACGATTTCTGAAACAGAACTATGGGATGAGATTAATGAGTGCTTTATAAATGTAAAAGAAACTGTCTTGCATTTGGAGCATTCACTGGTCTCAATTTCAAAATGGGAAGAGGAATGGCATAAGGAATTTATTTCCGATAAGCCAAAAACGTGGGAAGAAACCATAGATTATGTACGTTGTATGACACTGGATTTGGACATAGATGAAAACGTATACAAGGCATTAACCAAAGCCAATATTTCCGAGATTCAGAATTATATAAATAAGCCAATGACAGCTACGAGGATTAAGAACAGTAAAAATCGGCGTCGTAGCGCCGAGGCTATTACGTCTGAATTGATTTATTATTGGATGATAAGTCTTGGAGTACCGTTCGAATGTGAAAAATGGAATTTAAACCGACTTATCACACTAATACAGGTATGCAGTATAAAAGCCACGCCATCTAAGCCTATGAAGAAAACGGATATTATGCGACAAAACAGTATGATAAATGATGCCAGAAGAAAAAAATTTAATACAAAGGGGTGATTATCATGGCAAGATTTATACCTAGACTTGTTGCTCCGTCAAAGAGTGACAAGCATTATTACTCAACTGACAATATTTTCTATGCCTGTGGATATGGAATGCCTAACTGCACAGCTTATGCGTGGGGACGATTATACGAGCTCACAGGTAAGAGGTATACAGGATTAACCGGGAATGCGGAAGATTTTATGGCATCGGCTTTGAGGATAGGGCTCAAAACAGGAAAAGAGCCAAAGCTTGGTGCAATAATTTGTTGGAGAGCCGGAGAAGCGGGGAACAGCTCTGATGGTGCCGGTCATGTAGGAGTTGTAGAGCAGATTAAGGAGAACGGTGACATAGTAGTATCTGCTTCGGCTTGGAAAGGTGAAGAATTTTACTTAACGACCCTTACAAAAAGTTCCGGATATGTATATTCGCCATTAAGACCACTACAGGGCTTCATATATTGTGGGATAAAGTTCGATGGCGAATGCGACAATGAGATAAAGCCTGGGCTCGCCGTATATCTTGAATCAGTACAGGTTTTTAACTCTGAGACCGCATTAAGTGCATATGGAATACGTTCAGGTAAGTTTTATCTGTGGGATGGAACAATCAGGAACGGACGAATAAGGATGACGAATAGTCCGGCGCGTGTCGGAGTACCAGGCTGTGTAAGTTTCTGGGTTAACTTAGCGGACATTGGACTGGTTGCCGATACGGCTGATAAGAAGACTTTCAAAGCAGGAACAAAGTATGTGTTGTCGAATGCTGTAGTTTACAACTCGGAAGGCGGACGCAGTATTGGCAGACGCTCCGGGATATATTACACATGGGATGATACAATCAGGAACGGACGAATAAGGATGACGAATAGTCCGGCGCGTGTTGGAGTACCAGGCTGTGTAAGTTTCTGGATTGATGTAAGTTCATTATCATAGAAGAAATGAGGGGTGTATTGGTGAAAATTTCATTTAAGCAGAAGGGTGACTTTTCGAAGCTTACCAGTTATTTGATAAATGCAAAAAAAACTGTACACCTTGAAAACATTGACAGATTTGGTAAAGCAGGTGTTGAAGCCTTGGCATCTGCAACCCCGGTCGATTCGGGAGTTACTGCCGCATCGTGGTATTACAAAATCATAAGGCAGCAGGGAAAAGTAATTATACGTTTTTTCAATTCCAACATTCAAAATGGAGTTCCAATAGCAATAATTTTACAATATGGACATGCGACTCGTAATGGGGGCTGGGTAGAAGGAAGAGATTATATCAATCCTGCTATTCAGCCTATTTTTGACCAGTTAACAAATGATGCATGGAGGGAGGTAACGCGAGTATGAGTAAACAGGTAATTGATGAAAAAGTTGTTGAAATGCAGTTTGACAACAGGCAGTTTGAGAAAAATGTGCAGACAACAATAGAATCTGTTGGAAGGTTGAAGTCAAGTCTGGATTTGACCGGAGCTTCTAAGGGATTAGAAGATATAAGTGCTGCCGCATCAAAGTGCGATATATCCCCGTTGCATGATGCACTGGAAAATGTAAAGGTCAAATTTTCGGCACTTGAGATAATGGGAATAACTGCATTGCAAAACATTACCAATAGTGCAATTGATACCGGAAAGAAAATTGTGTCAGCATTTACAATTGACCCTGTAAAATCAGGATTTCAGGAATATGAAACACAGATAAATGCTGTGCAGACAATACTTGCTAATACATCATCAAAAGGGACCACCTTGGATCAGGTGAATAACGCATTAGACGAACTTAACCATTACGCAGATATGACCATTTACAATTTTACGGAAATGACCCGTAATATCGGTACCTTCACAGCAGCCGGTGTTGATCTTGATACGTCGGTAGCGGCAATCAAAGGTATTGCCAATCTTGCCGCTGTATCAGGTTCAACATCTCAACAGGCTAGTACGGCAATGTACCAGTTATCGCAGGCGTTGGCAGCCGGAACAGTAAAATTACAGGATTGGAACTCGGTTGTGAACGCCGGTATGGGTGGTCAGGTATTTCAGGACGCTCTTAAGGAAACTGCAAGAGTACATGGAATTGCCATTGATGAGATGATACAGGATGAAGGTTCATTCAGAGAGACTCTTAGTAAGGGCTGGCTTACATCGGATATCTTGACAGAAACGTTATCTAAGTTCACGGGTGATTTAAACGAAGAACAGCTCAGAACAATGGGTTATACAGATGAGCAGATACAGTCAATAATCAAAATGGGAAAAACGGCAAATGATGCCGCAACTAAGGTTAAGACTTTCACCCAGCTGTTTGACACTTTAAAGGAGGCAGCACAGTCCGGATGGACACAGAGCTGGGAGACAATAGTCGGTGACTTCGAGGAAGCCAAGGAATTACTTACAGAAATAAGCGATATTTTCAGTGGTTTGATTAATGCTTCATCGGATTCAAGGAATAAAGTTCTTCAGGACTGGAAAGATCTTGGCGGACGAACTGATTTAATCGACGCTGCGAGAAATGCGTTCGAGGGTATTCTTAATATTGTCAAAGCCGTAAAAAATGCATTTAGTGATATATTTCCGCCAGTTACAGGAAAACAGCTTGCTGACATTACTGCGAGTATAAAAAATGCCACATTGCATTTTAAAAATTTTTGGAAAGTGGAAGAAAAAGGCGTCGATAAAATAATTCCGGTATTAGATAAGACATCAGCCAAATTCAAGCAAATATATGTCGTTGGTGAGGATGGTGTAAAGAAAGTTGTATCTAATGCTGATAAACTGAAAAACACCTTTAAAGGCGCATTTGCAATTCTTGATATAGGCGTGCAGATAATAAAAGCCGTATCTAAGGGAGTCGGTGAGCTGCTTGGTGAAATTCTTCCGATGGGAAGCGGACTGCTGGATGTCACAAGTAATATGGGAGAATTCCTTGTCAGTGTTGATGAAACAATAAAACGCACAGATATTCTTGGCGAGACAGTTGAAAGAGTTGTCGCTGTTGTGAAACTTTTAATCAACTACTTTAAAGATTTTACAGGAAATGCTTTCGTAAGCTATATAGAAGGCGGAGAAGGATTAGCGGGTGTACTGGAAGTAATATTTGATAAAATATCAGATATAGTGAGGCTGGTTTTCGACGTTGCATCTGTCGTCACCGGTAAAGACTTAACAGGTATATGTGAAAAGATAGTAAATGCCATTCAGGAAGTGCGAAATAAGGTTGTAGACTTCGCATACGACATTCAACAGAAATTCGATTTTCATCCTCTTGAAATACTCCATTCACTTTTAGAACGAATACAAATCCGGTTGTCACAGCTTGGTGACGGTGCAACTAAGACAAAAAGCATAGTTGTTTTAGCATTTGAGGCAATAGGTGATGCGTTGTCGAAATGTCAATTTCTAAAAATTCTTGAGGGAATATGGACGATAACATCAAAAATCGTAAGTGGCGTTGCCGGCTTGCTCGGGGGAGCAATTAAATCATTTGCCGAGGCTCTTCAAAATGCGGAATTTGACAATATTCTTGACCTGCTAAATTCAATGGCATTTGGTGGAATGGCGGTAGGGATAACTAAGTTTATGAACGGATTAACCGACGCAACGGGTAATGTATCCGGTATATTGGAAAGTGTTACAGGAATACTCGATGGTGTGAGAGGGTGTATTGAAGCGTATCAGACAAATATTAAAGCCGGAACACTTATGAAAATTGCATCTGCTATAGCAATATTAGCGACAAGCATTGTTGTTATATCTCTAATTGATAGTGAAAAGTTATCACAATCATTAGGTGCAATAAGTGTATTATTTGCCAACCTTATGGCTTCAATGGCTATATTCAATAAGATAAGCGGTTCGATGAGCAATACCACAAAGGCGTGCGCCGGTATGATTGCGATGTCGGTTGCAGTATTGGTACTAGCTTCTGCTTTGAAAAAAATCTCATCTTTAAATTGGGATGAACTATTAAGAGGGCTGGCGGGGGTAGCCGGGTTATCAGCGGTTGTAGTGGCAGTCGCAAAACTTATGTCTGATAACAACGGACGGATTATCAAGGGCTCAGCCGGACTCGTTATATTTGCTGCGGCGATAAAGGTGCTGGTTTCGGCATGTAGGGTCATAGCAACCATGTCATGGTCAGAGGTTGCAAAGGGATTGACGGGTGTTGGTGTATTATTTGCAGAAATTGCATTGTTCTTACAGACTGCTAAGTTTAGCGGAAAAGCAGTAACAACCGCTACAGGAATAGTTATTTTAGCGGCTGCTATGAAAATTTTGACATCAGTATGCCGGGATTTCGGTGGTATGCAGTGGGATGAAATCGGAAAAGGTCTTGCAGGAATCGGTGCGTTATTAGCTGAAATAGCAGTATTTACGAATGTAGCCGGAAATGCGAAGCATGTTGTGTCATCCGGGATAGCGTTAACTGCCATTGCAGGAGCTATGAAAATATTTGCGTCCGCTATGGAAGATTTCGGTGGTATGCAGTGGGATGAAATAGCCAAAGGGATTACAGCTATGGGAATCGCATTAGCCGAAGTAGCGTTGGCTATGAATCTTATGCCAAAGAATATGATTTCAACCGGAACGGGGTTGGTAATCGTAGGAGCTGCACTTGAAATACTGGCAAATGTATTGTTAAAACTTGGTCAGATGCAATGGGACGAAATAGGTCGTGGACTTACTACGATAGGAGTGGCACTTGTTGAGTTATCTGTAGGGCTCAATCTTATGACAGGAACTCTTTCAGGCTCGGCTGCTTTATTTGTTGCAGCAACGGCATTAGCCGTATTGACTCCTGTTTTATCCATATTAGGCGCTATGAGCTGGACTTCTATTGTAAAAGGTTTGTCATCACTTGCCGGAATATTCGTTATATTGGGAGTTTCAGGCGCTGTGTTATCATCGCTTGTCCCTGCAATTCTCGGGTTAGCTGGCGCATTAGCATTGATGGGCGTTAGTGCACTTGGAATAGGAGCAGGGTTAGTGTTAGCCGGGGCGGGATTATCCGCCATAGCGGTCGGAGTTACAGCACTTGCTGCCGCATTGGCTGGTGGAGCGACAGCAATCATGGCGTCATTAGCAGTTATCGTGTCGGGAATTGTCAGCTTAATACCAGCAATCATGGTCCAGGTTGGCAACGGAATTATTGCGTTATGCCAGGTCATTGCAGATGGGGCTCCTGCCATTGGCAGAGCAATTATTTCAGTGTTATTATCGGTTATCGATGTGGCTGTAGAGTGTATTCCGCAACTTGCTTCTGGAATTTTACAAGTATTAGTTGGGGTACTTGAAGCTTTGGTTGTTTATACGCCTCAAATAGTTTCAAATATTATGCAGTTTTTGATTGGATTGCTTGGAGCCGTGGCAGAGAACCTTCCATCGCTGATTAAGGTAGCCGTTGAAGTTCTAATGTCTTTCTTTGCCGGAATTGTCGAAGCATTAAGAGGTATAGATGTCGGTGTATTATTGGAAGGAATTGCCGGCATAGGTATATTGTCGGCTATCATGGTAGCGTTAAGTGCAGTAGCATCGTTAGTACCGGGAGCTATGGTCGGTATTTTAGGAATTGGTGCGGTTATGGCTGAACTTGCATTGGTAATAGGTGCAATAGGAATATTGGCTCAATTACCTGGACTGTCATGGTTGATTGGTGAAGGTGGTAAGTTATTAGAGGGAATCGGAACGGCTATAGGTGGATTCATAGGCGGCATAATCGGTGGATTTATGGGCGGGATATCAAGCCAGTTCCCACAAATTGGAGCAGATTTGTCCGCATTCATGACAAATGTAACGCCATTCATTAATGGTGCAAGTGCAATAAAACCGGAAATGCTCACCGGAGTAAATGCTTTGGCTGAAACCATAATTACTCTTACGAAAGCAGATATTTTACAGGGATTAACTTCTTGGATAACAGGAGGTTCGTCATTATCCTCGTTCGGGGAAGATTTGGTTCCGTTTGGAAATTCCATGAAGAAATTTGCAGAAGCAATCGAAGATATAGATATGGCAGATGTAGAAACAGCAGCATTGACCGGTAAGATATTAACTGAAATGGCAGATACAATACCGAAAACAGGTGGCTTAGTCTCATTCTTCACCGGCGAAAACGATATGGAAGATTTTGGAGAAAAATTGATACCATTCGGAAAGGCGATGAAAGAATTCTCGGATGCAGTGGATGGGTTAAATGCTGATGATGTAACTGCCGCAGCTATGGCTGGAAAAGCTATGGCGGAAATGGCTTCCACATTACCTAATTCGGGTGGGGTAGTCTCATTCTTTACCGGCGAAAACGATATGAATGACTTTGCTGACCAGTTGATACCATTCGGAAAGGCAATGAAGGAATACTCGGATGCTGTAGAAGGAATAAACGCTGACGCGGTTACAAATTCAGCAATTGCTGGAAAAGCCATTGTTGAATTGGCTAACACCCTTCCAAACAGCGGAGGTGTTGTGGGTTGGTTCCTTGGTGAAAACGATATGAATGACTTTGCTACACAGCTGTCTCCATTCGGAAAAGCAATGAAGGAATACTCAGAAGCCGTGGAGGGAATAAATGCCGATGCAGTTACAAATTCGGCGATTGCGGGAAAAGCTATCGTAGAGCTTGCCGATACTTTACCAAACAGCGGAGGTGTTGTGGGTTGGTTTACTGGAAACAATGACATAGGTGAATTTGGTGAGCAGTTGATAATATTCGGTTCCAACTTTAAATCATACTCCGATTATATGGTTGACGTAAAATCGGAGGTAGTTACTGCGACAGCAAATGCAGCGGCATCTATTGTAGAACTTCAAAAGAGCCTTCCTAAGGAGGGCGGATGGTTTTCGGATGAAAAGACATTGTCAAGCTTCGGTAATGATATAGCATCGTTTGGCTCATACTTTAAAAATTTCTATGAGTACATAAGCGGTGTAAATGCTGAACAGCTATTACAAGTAATTGTCCAGATAGGAGAGCTTGTTAACATAGCAAAGGGTGTAAGCACGTTGGATACAAAAGGAATGAACGGCTTTAGCTCTGCGTTGACAACATTGGGGCAATCAGGAATCAATGATTTCATAAAGGAATTTACGGACTCCGACACCAGGGTAATAAGTACTGTGGATACATTTGTGGTAACTTTCATGGATGAAATAAATAACCAGAGCAGCAATGTGTCATCAACATTTGTTACTATGGTCGATCAATCGCTTGAGGCAGTCAGCAATAAGCAGTCGGATTTCAATGTAAGCGGTTCAAACTTGATGTCAAAGATGATATCTGGAATTAAGTCGAAGGAAATTAACATAGCTGTGACAGTTTCCAATATTGTTACATCGTGCCTTAATTCCATCAACGAAAAGCAGACATTATTTTATAATGGTGGCTCAACATTGATGTCAAAGATGAGTAGCGGAATTGCATCAAGACTTAGGGAGGCTATAGATAATACCGAAAAAGTCTTAAACGGCTGTAAAGAAAAAATAGAGGCATATTATACGATATTTTATAATATTGGAAGCTATTTGGTCGATGGCTTTGCATCGGGCATTGACAAAAATACATATAAAGCATCTGCAACAGCAAAAGCGATGGCTGAAGCAGCGGCTACGGAAGCGAAGAAAGCATTGGATGAGCATTCACCATCGAAAGTTGGATACCAGATTGGAGATTATTTTGGTGTTGCTTTTGTAAATGCAATCGAAGATTATGTTGAAAAGGCTAAAGACATAGGAAAGGAGCTTGGCAATTCGGCAAAGGGAGGGTTACAGAATTCAATTCTACAGTTGAAGGATATAGCTACAGGGGATTTGCAGCTACAGCCAACAATAAGACCTGTGTTCGACTTGTCTGAAATTCAAAATGGAATTGATGAGACGGATTCATTACTCAATGGTTTGAATGGAAATCGTATATCAACGTCATTTGAATTGGCTAATCAAGCTCAGAATCATATGGAATATGCCAGTACACAAGCTGATAATAATCAGATGAAGGTTGCAGTCGAGCAGCTAAATAAAGCAGTTGATAATCTTGGCAAAAATTCCGGCAATACCATAGAGAATACGTTCAATATTCGCGGTAGCAATCCGGAAGAAATCGCAGAAGAAGTATCTAATATTCTTCAAAGACAGATAGAAAGGAGAGATGCGACATGGGCATAATTATATTCAATGGTGTATCATCGGCGGATTTCGATATTCTTATTGAGCATCCTCCTGGATATGAGATGCCGAAAAAAGATTATGAAGTGACACATATACCGGGGAGAAATGGTGATGTGTATATTGATAAGGGGTCATATCAGAACACCACAAGGTCATATGATATCGCTGTGGGAGACAGTGACAGGTCATTCATATCAATGGCGAATATGGTATCTGAGTGGCTCCATTCGGCATCGGGTTATAGTCGGTTGGAAGACTCTTATGAACCGGAATATTACCGCATGGCGGTGTATAAGGAAGAGAACAATATCCAGAATATTTTAGACCATGCGGGAAGAACCACAATCCAGTTCGATTGCAAGCCGCAAAGATTTTTGAAACTTGGCGATATAGAGATTTATGCGACATCGGAAATCGTGTTGAGAAACCCTACAGGATTTTCGGCAAAACCGATAATTAAAATTAACGGGAGCGGTTCAGGATGGCTCAACGTGGGAAATCAATCAGTTAACATTACTGAAATAAATGAATATGTAACCATGGATTGTGAATTACAGGATGCATATAAGGGCGTTCAGAACTGCAATTCCAAAATTGAATTGGTTGATGGCATATTTCCAAAACTTGATGCTGGAGAAACAACAATCAATTTTAATGGCGGAATAACATCAGTGGAGGTGATACCAAGATGGTGGACGCTTTGATTACATTACATGAATCGAATGATGATATTGAAAATACATACAATCTTGGAATTGGCAGTTTATTCGAGGCGCTTAGTTGCGAAGTCACCGAAGAACGTAACGGTGAATTCGAGCTGGTTATGGAATATCCGATAACTGGAAAATGGTTCAGGGAGTTAAGGCTTAGGCGTATAATAATGGCGGAGCCTAATCCATATTCCGACCGGCAGGCATTCCGTATATATGCAATAACAAAACCAATCAATGGAATTGTGACATTGAATGCCGAGCATATAAGCTATGACCTGTCAGGGTATCCGGTACAGCCGTTTAAAGCTGATGGAATTAAAAATTCATTATCATCGTTAGTTTCGAATTGTGCTGTACCATGCCCTTTCAGATTTTCGACCAGCAGATTAACATCTGCCCAAATGACTGTGTCGAAGCCAACCAGTATACGTTCGCTTTTGGGAGGAACATCCGGCTCTCTGTTGGATATTTATGGTGGAGAATACGAGTTTGATAACTATGATGTAAAATTAGAAAATGAACGAGGAGCGGATAGAGGAGTAAGCATACGATATGGGAAAAATCTTACAGATTTGAAGCAGGAGGAGAATTGCAGTTCGGTGTATACAGGAGTTTATCCGTTCTGGTATTCCGAACAAGACGGATTGCTTCAGCTTTCAGAGAAAATCGTGTCTGCTCCAGGGACTTATGATTTTACAAGAATTTATCCGTTAGACTTATCACAGGAATGGGTTGAAAAGCCTACGGAGGAACAAATAAGAAGCAAAACAGAATCATATATAAAAGCAAATAACATAGGTGTACCTAAGGTATCTCTGACAGTGTCATTTATCCAGTTAGCACAGTGTGAGGAATATCACAACTATGCGTTATTGGAAAGGGTGCATCTATGCGATACGGTAAGTATTGAATTTGCGGAGTTAGGAGTTAGTGCCAAAGCTAAATGTATAAAAACCGTATATGATGTAATTACAAGAAAGTATAAGTCAATCGAACTCGGGGAAGCCCGGAGTAATCTTTCATCAACAATTTCAAGCCAAAATCAGGCAATTCAGGAGAATATATCAAAAACCTTTATGCAGCAGGCTATAGAAAATGCCACGAAGCTTATCAGTGGAGGTCTTGGCGGATATGTCATCATTCATAGCAGTACCGGCGGAAATCACCCGGATGAAATTCTTATTATGGATACGGACGATATCAATACAGCGTCAAAGGTATGGCGTTGGAATAAGGGAGGGCTTGGGTATTCGTCTACCGGATACAATGGTCCATATGCACTTGCCATGACACAGGACGGACAGATAGTTGCCGATTTCATCACAACAGGAACTATGAGCGCCAGCTTAATAAATGGCGGAGTATTAAACATCGGGGGGCTGAATGATGCAGATGGCATAATATATGTAAAAGACGGCGATGGAAAAATCCTTGTAACATTGGATAAAAATGGAATATCTTTGACAAATGGGTGCACAATCTCATGGAATAATGTTTCAGACCAGCCTGATATACCATCAGATAGCTACATAACGAAGATAACGAAGGACACGGTATCGTCTGAATACATAAAAGGCTTACGTCTTGAAGTGGGTAATGAGATTTCAATGGGAGCGGATGCAGTTATCTCATGGAATAATGTTTCAGACCAGCCTGATATACCATCAGATAGCCACATAACGAAGATAACGAAGGACACGGTAACAGCCGAATATATATCAGCGCTAAAAGCATCCGCTGGAGCACTTGCAATAGCAGACGATTCTGGTGGTTGGAATGTCATAGCAAACTCAGCAGGTTGGTGGGTTGTTGGTAAAAACCCCGCAACTGGAGAAACGAACGATGTAGCAACACCAGCTTATTTCATGGATGTAAACGGTAGGATTTATATGTATATTGGTGGGATTCTTCGATATAAAAACGAAGGTGAATTTCTTACAGGTGCATGGGCTAGTTCTTCAGGAGAATATAGGTCGCACAGAACCAGATGGTACAATATTGCAGTCGCCTGTGATGATACATCAGATATACGTTGCAAAAATACTTTAAGAGCACTAGATGATGAGAAATATATGGAAGAGCTTTTCGATAGTTTAAAACCAACGGCTTTTTATTACAATGCGGACAGTGGATATGTCGGAACTCAAAGACACCTCGGATTTATTGCACAAGACGTTGAGAAATCCATTAATGATATAGGAATTAAAGAAGATATGGCATTATTCGATCATATGGATAAGGACAAACTTGGAGTGGATAAGCAGGAAATCATCGCATTATGTGTCTGGCAGATTCAGAAACTAAAAAAACGTGTCGACGAACTTGAAAAATTTATAAGAAGTGGAGGCGATAATTGATGAATGTATATACACCGGATGGCTCAAAAATAGTGCATTATACATACGCCGATATGTCGAACCGACAAATAACACGCCCGGTTCATCTTGTCCAATATGATGATGCGTTACCTGTTATAGCTGTAAAGTTGTATAATGATGGGCAGAAGTACACGATACCCGATAATGCTACAGTCAATATCAGATGTGGGAAAACAGACGGAAAGATAGTGTATAATCCAGCTTTAGGATGTGATTCTTCAAGACATGTTGTGTATTTTGAAGTAACGGCACAGATGACACTTCTGGCTGGAGATATGACGCCTGTGATTGAAATTGAATTAAGCAATGGAAGTGCGTGTAGCGGAGCTATTGCGTTGAGCATTGATTATAACCCTGTTCAAAATGATAACATACGCTCTACAAATGAATACCTTACAGCTAAGCAGTATGCAGAACAGGCGGTAGATGCAGCGGCACGGGCTTATAATTCAGCAAGTCAAGCAGATTCAGCTAAGATAGGAGCCGATAGTGCAAGCGATGTTGCACAGTCAGCAGCAGCTGAGGCACAGAAAAGCGCAGTAGAGTCGAATAACAGTGCTAGTTTAGCAGCTACGTCAGCATCTGATGCATCGATGAGCAGTAAGTTGGCAGAGCAAAGCAAACAGGAGGCTCAGTCGGCATCAACGGACGCAAGTGCATCTGCACAAAAGTCTAAACAGTACGCCGTAGGCGAGAACGATAGTGCTAAATACTATTACGAGCAGGCAAAAGCAATATCAGAAGGATTTACAGGGGCATTGCGACCTATGGGTACGATTGCTTTTTCTCAGCTTCCATCTATTAGTGACGCTACGGCTGGAGACATGTATAATATATCCGATGAGTTTATTACAACTACTGACTTTAAGGAAGGTGATGGAAGAACCCAATCAGCTGGCACGAACGTGTATAAGACTGTTGACGGATATTGGGACTGCCTTGCGGGTACTCCTGTCACCGGAATTAAGGGCACAAAAGAGACTACATTCCGACGAGGTAATGTAAATATTACAGCCTCAGATGTAGGGGCGGTAGCAGATGATGGCGATGCATCTAACACAACAGTTGCATTTACCGAATCAACAGCGAGAGCAAACATATCCACGGGCGAGAAGCTGTCTGTGCTGTTTGGTAAAGTCAAGAAGTGGTTCTCCGACCTTAAGCCTCATGCGTTCAAGGACACGGTTAATAATCTTACAACTACCGCAACTGGAAGCGCTCTCGATGCTGCACAGGGTAAGGTGCTTAACGAAGCAATTGCTAAGAATACAGAGGATATTTCTGCACTAAATAGCAATTTATCCGTCATTGGCGAGCTTTATCAATTTACACTTGGCGGAAGCAAAAAAGGATTTGTTAAGGGTGAAAATAAGTTAACTGTGCACACAGAATTACCTGCCGGGCGCTACTTGTTTACGCTCAATGGTGTACATGAAAGCAACGCTGGTGAATATGGTATATACGATGTCGTATTCAACCCTGATGATAAGAACACCCGTATATATAACGGTGGTATTGGAACCTCGCTAATGAGCTTATCTTGTGCGCATGACGTATCCGCTAATTGTGATATTAACTTGTTGCTGTATGCAACTAACAAATATACTACGCATAGTACATGGGACGTACAGGCAATAAGGATAAGGTGACACTATTTTGCTCTCATCAAATATAAAACGAGATTAAGATCACACTTAAAATCCACTTCCGACAAAATACGCAATGTACATCCTCGCCCCTTAAACAGCATTGTCTGACTCCATTGCCATGATGCAGTAGAATCAATACTCGTAGCCGCAACGTAATTATGACTTGCTAGAGCACCCCATAATCGCTTACCACTCGGTATTGGCGTGTTATCAACATGTCCATTAGCGCATATTAAGTAGCTACCGTTATCTAGGTTGTCTATAATACGGTATTCTGTCTCTTGATTTTCCATAACATCAATAGAGACAGTAACGGTCGTTGATATTAACTCACCAACTATTGATAAATTGCTATTTAGTGCAGAAATATCCTCTGTATTCTTAGCAATCTTATGTTCGTCCAATCGGGATGTTTTTTACAATTAATCAGAATTTGTTAACATAAAATATGTATAGATAGAAAGGAAAAGTTATGGAACCATGGGTTCAAATTGTAATCACAATTTTTAGTTCGGTACTTGCGTCATCAGGATTGTGGGCGTATTTATCGAAACGAATGGAAAGCAAAGATGTGAAGACAGAGATGCTTATCGGTTTGGCACATGATAGAATCATGTATCTTGGTATGTCATACATTGAGCGAGGGTATATTACACAGGATGAGTATGAGAATTTAAAGGTATATCTTTTTGAGCCATATGAAAAATTGGGAGGTAACGGCTCTGCTAAGAAAATTATGCAGGAAGTCGACAAACTTCCAATACATAAATTTATTCAAAATAAGGAGGACGAAAGAGATGAAACTTAACAACAAGACTTATGATGTCTTAAAATGGATTGCAATGTACCTGCTTCCGGCTGCTGGAACTTTATATTTCACACTTGCCGGAATCTGGGGGCTTCCGTATGGAGAGCAGGTTGTAGGCACGATTACTGCCGTTGATACTTTCCTTGGTATTATACTTGGAATCAGCACGGCACAGTATAATAAGTCTAACAAGACGAAATAACATTCAGTATATTAAGGGGGTGTGAATAACATACCCTCTTAATTTTTCCGTATGTAGGTGACTGCTAAGTTGTATATGATTACCTCAGGACAGGAGGTGATGACGTGAACAATAAACTTTTATTATCGATAAAAGAAGCTTCAGTTTTATTCGGAATAGGTCAGCATAGATTAAGAGACATAATTCGTGAAGATTATGATTGTAAGTATCATCTTATGATTGGTCGTGTTATTAAAATAAAGCGGCAATCATTCGAAGAATTTATAGGCAAATCAGAACAGATATAATAAAATATCGACAAGGTGTCCCGGATGTGATATTATTATGGAGTATTCATTCGAGGCACCTTTTTAATGGAGGGCTGAGAATATGGCGAATAAAACTACATCAGAAAAGAATAAACCTACAAGAAAAACTCTGAGGAATAATGAATACTACAATCCAAAAACAAAGAGATATGAGTATCATTACAAAGACGCTCTTGGAAAAGAAAGAGCGATAAGCTCTTATAGACTTGAGCCTACGGATCAGACACCTAAGGGTAAGCGCTCAGGTAAGAGTTTGCGAGAGAAAGAGGCTGAGCTGAATGCACAGTTAGAAAACAATATCGACATAGATGGAACAAAACTTACATTGTTAGAAGTAGTAAACAGATATCTTGAACATCTATATAATAGGAAGAAACTGGCGCATAATACAAAGATCGGTTATAATACGACAGTAAAGACGCTGACACAATACAAGCTTGGGCATATGGAAATCGGTAAAATAAAACCTGAGCATTGTGAAGAATGGCTTACAGACATGAAAAAGAAGCATAAAGGTTCAAGTATCCAAACTCAGATAAGTCTTATTAAAAGGACATTTGAATATGCAATCGACTATGATTACATCGTAAAGAACCCATTCAGACACATTACAACGGATAGGAGCGATAGTAATAAAATGGAGGCACTATCGGTTTCGGATATGAAAAGGTTTCTTGATTTTTGTTCAAAAGATGCACACTGCGCACATTGCTGTGACATGCTTTATGTGTTATTTTGGACCGGACTGAGAGCATCTGAATTATGTGGTCTCACACTCGACAATATTGATATGAATAGCCATCTTATAAGAGTAGAGAAGCAGTTGCAATGCATAAATCACACACACGTTGTTCTGCCCACAAAGACCGTGAACGGAGTTCGGTATATTCCTATGACAGACGGGGTATATGAATGTTTCAATAGAATATTAGAGAATCGTTATATTATGGGCGATATCGAACCGGTATGTTATGACGAAAAGGGAAAAGCGTATGAAGGTTTTGTGTTTCTGGCGACGAGAAGCAGAAAGAGCATTGTCAGATCCCATGTTGAGGAATATTTACAGAATTGCATTAAAAGATTTAATAATGCAAATCCGGATAGTCCTATTCGTAAGTTTGAACCTCATATATGCCGTCATACATTTGCTACGAATATGCAGGGGCTCCCACCAAAAACTTTACAGTATATTTTAGGACATGAGAACATCACGACTACTATGAACAATTATGTCAGCGTAAGACCTAGTGACCAGCAATTGATTGAGATAAACGCAATGGCGGCATCAATAGACATTATTTAG